AGTTGCGCATATTCAGCACGCTCACGCTCAATCTCCTGATACTGCGCTTCCATAGCCTTTCGGTTTTCGGCGAGCTCCTGAGTTTTTCGCGTGTAGTCTTTCTGCCGAAGGTGTCCGCTGCGCAGCTCCTCAATGGTTATCTCTTCGCCATCGACCTCAATGGTCGTGGACAAATCAAGAGATCCATATTGGTCGCCGTCATCGTCGTCTTCGTCGTCCAGATCGCTTTCAGACCCCTCAACGGGAGAGTTGTCAGCTTGCGCCTCATACTCTTCCTCTTGGCCATCCGGCATTTCGGCTTCGTCCACTTGCGCGGCTTCTGCCTCAAGCGCATCATCTGTCGTCACGTTATCCTCTTGGGGCGCGAGCATACTTCTGATTGCATTCTGAGCGCTGTACAGGTCAGTCCCTTGCGGGGTGCTGTTGTCTGACATCTCTTACTTCTCCATTATGCTACTTTTTCATCTTCATTTCAATAGTAGCGTTATCAACCATGCTGCGCAGCGACTGGCGAACCATGTCAATTCCGCGCAACTTCATGTAAACAGCCTCGCGGCCGTCGGTGTCACTGGGGCCAGTTGCCTTGAACTGCGTCCAGCAATCCGCCTCGGCTTCCTCAAGAAACCGAAGCAAATCCGTGTCGGCGAGCAGGCGCTCTGCCTGCTTGCCGTCTGTGATGATCTGCTGCTTAGTCTTCACGCGCCGCCTCCGTGATTATGTCAGCCTGGGCCTTCATCACTTCGCGGTTGATCGCCATGTCAGCCCGGATTTGAGCGACGTCAAGCTGCGTGCCGTACTTGGCCTTCAGCTCTTCGGCTTTGACGCGGATGTCGGCCTCGAGCTCGTCGCGCTTGCGGTCGTCTTCCATAATCATCTGCTCGCGCTTCAATTGCAGCTCGGCCGCCTTCTTCTGCATATCCGACTGGATCTGCTGGATCTGAACTTGGATCAGCTGCTCGTTGATGTCGGGCTTGTTGTCTGGCGGTGGCGGCTGGAACTTCGCCGGATCGCTCCAGAACTGCGACGTGTCCTTGAAGCCGGCCAGCGACGTCATCTCCTTGAGCGTGTTGCTCAACTTGGAGATGTCGGTCAGCGGGTTCTGCGGCCCCATCGTCGACATGGCTTCCTTCTGCATCTCGCCGATCTGGCGCAGCATCATCATCCGCTCTGTGTCAGTCCCGCGGCCCAGGGCTACGTTGACAGAGACGTCCATGTTCGCATTCCAGACCCTGGGGTCCATTTCCACGAAATCGTTGTTTAGGCGGATCATGCGCGCCTTGTCTTGGTGCGTGGTGATGTTGTGCAGGACAAGCTCATAGAGGCGCTTAATGCCCGTTTCAGCGAATACCCTAGCAATCATCTCAATGTGCTGCTGTGCGGCGCTTACAGTGGCTGCCACGGCTGTCGCAGTGCTTGACTGTAGGGCGCCGGCGTCTAAGCCCATGGACGCCTTGGAGATGCCCGTGCGGGCCTCCTTGACCTCGTCCATGTATTGCAGCACCGGGAACGCCTGCTGGCCAACAAATGGCACGGTGAGCTGCTGGACTGAGCCTGGGGCGCGCTGGCGGACGATTGAACCCATCTCTGTGTTCATGGCGTCGTCCATATTCACCATACCTTCGACAACAGCAATTCTTGGGTGAATACTGAGACTTAGGCTGTCCAGGGAGTTGCGCATGACGACTGACTTGATGCGCTGGATGTCCATGACGGTGTCGGCGACGCTCATGCCGAAAAAGTCGTGCGGCTCGGGATCTGGGCAGAGCGTGGCGAATGGCGCCATCGCGCAGGGCTCATTGTTCAGGATGACGTTGCCGTCACCGCCGGTGCAGATCTTGCGCAGCTCGGCAATGCCGTCGCCGTCGTAATCCACTCGGATGTAGTTCTCGACGTATAGCACCTTACGCATGGCCGGGTCGCTGCGGGCGTTCATGTCGTTGGACAATGCAGGGTTGCGCGTGTTGCGCTCGACGTTGGTGTCCATGTCGTCGTTGGTCGACGACAAGTTGTAGACCTCGTCGTAGTCGTAGCCCATAGCTACAAGCTCAGACACGGTGACGATGCGGCGGTGCGCAACGTAGTCAGCCTCCTCGACGGATTTCGCTTCGCGCGAGATCAGGAACTCCTCAGGCGGAAGCGCCTCCAGCTTCACGCGGCCGTCTGGGTGCGTGTAGGTGACGCGCAGGTCGTGGGCCATGGGCGGCGGGACGATCTGGCCTGTCATGGGGTCGATCTGCGGCTCGCCGACTGGCGTGCTCACTGTGATGTCGACTTCGGCGGCTGGGTCGGCCATGAGAGCCGCCAGGGCGTTGTCGTCGACGCCGGTGTATTCAATCGTCTCAAACCTGGTCGTGTCTTCCCAGTAGCACTTGAGGATGCCGACCTTGCGCACCAGTGCGTCCATGAAGGCACTGTGCATCTCCAGGAAGCCGCGGTTGTCGCGGTTTATGATGAAATTCGCGTACTCGGTGGCCTGTTTCGCCGCCGGCACGTCCTCCGCGTTCTGCGGGACGTATTCAACCGTGCGGTCGGAGCCGTTGAAGATCCGCATCAGCGACGGCATGATCGCCTGCACGGTATCCCGTACGTCCATGCTCACCACTTGGCTGCGGCCCTCTTCCTCGTCGCCAAACGGCTCGCCGCGGTAGTATTGCGTCGCCGTGGCGCGTACCGGGGAGACCCAGTTGTCGATGAAGTCGATGGCGTCGTCGATCTCTTTGCCGACAATGCCTTGCAGCTCCTGATCTTCCATAACGTCCGGGTTCAGTTCAGCCTCGAGCTCGGAAGCCATTTCGTTTATCTCATAGTCCATCTTTTTTCGCCTTCTCAAACTCGCGCGCATCTTGTTGCGCCTTACGCTCCAACTCGTCTTCTAAGTCTGCCAGATTTGCTGTCGGCCTGTGACCCAAGCCACCCGCTATTTTTGCCATTTTTGTTTCTCAATATACCTTAGAAGTGATAGCGTTTCATCTGGGCCCGGCATTCCGGCCGGCTCGCTAGTCCAAGATGGCATAAGCCCAGACTTTTGGTCTGCAAAAACGGTGTCAGAGGTGTTCGCGGTTCTGTTAGACATTCCAAACGGCCCAGAGTTGAGCCAGCTGTTCTGGCCCCTAGTCTCAGACGTCATTGCGCCTATGGCGTCAGGTGAATACATCCGAGAGTGCTCCAGGAAAGCCCGCTCCTCGCCTTGACGCCTAAAAAACGGATTGCCGGAGCCAAAATGCCCGAAAGCATCGTGCACAGCTCTGAATGCGTCGTTGGCCACGGCGTCGCTCTTGTCTCCGACCTTACCAACGCTTTTGAGCAAGGGGTTTTCAGCCGCATCAAATGATGTGTTTGTGCCGAACCCGAAGTCAGTGGGGAAAACCCACAGCTTGCCGTTTTCGACAATGTCCTGATAGCCCATGGCTGGAGATGCCGCGTAAGGGTCGTCCATGCCTTCCTTCAAAAACTTAAACTCAACCCCGGCGTCCTTCAACGCCCTATACTGGCCCATTGTCTCTTCAATCATGGCGTCATAAGCCCTCTTGACCGCAGGGCCGGTGGGGTTGTGCTCCATCATATCGTAAGCAGCAGCGATCAACCTGGCGCGCTGTTCGCTGAAGGCGGGATACTCAGAAAATCCAGAGACGTCCATGTTCTGGGATTTCATGTAAGACTTTGCAGCCTCCTCAATTTGGCTCACCGGGCGCGCGTCGTAGCTTTCACCAGAAGGCATTTTAACCTTACTAGGCTTGCCAGTGGCGCCTTTGTACCCCTCAACATTCTCCAGCTTCTGACCGATCATGTACGCAGACGCAGCTTGATTTCCCAAAGATCTTCCGCCCAGAGAAGACGCTGCCGCTTTTGCGCCTGTCCTCAATGCCTTGGCTCCGGGAACTGCCATCGCAGCGGTTGACGCAAGGTCAGCGTAGCGCGCGTCGTTGGCCGCCTCGATCTGATCCGGCGTCGCGGTGGCCAGCGTGACGCCTTCCGGCAGGTAGTCCACCGCCGTATTCGTCAAAGCGCGCTGCACGGTGCCGGCGGTGTCGCTCACCACGCCGCGCACGGTGCCGACTGGGTCGGTGGCCATGGACCGGATGCCGCCGATCATACTCTCGCCGATTGCCTGGTTGACTGCCAGCGGATCTTGCTGGACTGCGCGCAGGATGCCGGCGCCGCCCTCGCCCGTCACGCGGGCCATGCCGAATAAGTCTTTCAGTGGGCCGCGTAGGCCCGGAGGGATATATTGCTCGTAGCCTGCCATTAGCCGAGTAGACCTGCTGGGCGGGCCATTGGCCGCGGTGACGTCTCGGGCGGAAGCAACCCCTGCGGACGCATCCGCGGACGGGGCGGCGTCTCGCTGTACATGCTCTGCCCGGAAAACTTGCGGCCGTAGTCCGAAATGAACGTGCCAAACTTGTCTTTCTTGTCGATTTCGCCGCCGCTCTCGAGGAAGTCGCGCATCCCCTTGCGGCCTCCGAGGTGGGCCATGCCCACGACGGCCGACATATCCACCGGCACGCCCTTGATCTCCTGGCCGAAGAAGCGATCCAAGCCATTCTCCATGGCGTAGTCGACGACGTCCTGCTCGTGCCAATTCATCACGCGCTCTTGTAGCTCTGGGCTGGCAAGGAAGTCTTCGCGGGTAAACTTCTCGCCCGTGTCCTTCATAAAGTCTTCTAAGCGTGGGTCGCCGAACTGGTACGCGCCGGCAACCATGTCACCGCCTCCAGCGTCAGTAAGGATGCCATAGTTGCCGCTGCTCTCGCTCTGCGCCATTAGATTTCTGAAGTCACTTCCGGGCATTAGTTACTGCCTCCCTGCGTCTTTAAGTATTCCTCGAAAATTGCTCGCATACGCTGCGGGTCGCCCCTGTACTTGTTAAAAATTGGAAGGCTTCCGACTTGCTCCATGAACGCGTCAAACTCTCCGCCGGGCATGTATCGTGGGTCGCCAGTCTGCACAAACTGGGCGTTGTCGTTTTCTGGCGCAAAGTCGAATGAGCTCATTTCGGGGCGCGCGGGCGCTGCGGGCGTAGTAATTGGCGCCACAGGCTCGATGATCGGCGTCTGCTGCTTCTGCGGCCTATATGTCGACCGCAGCTCGCCTTGCGGCGGCGGGGCGTCGTATCCGCTAATAATGCGCGCGAGCACGCCCATGGGCGTCGGCATATTAGTCAACTTGTGCATGAATGTGCCGGGCTGCGGCAGGTTCGCGTCGCGGTATGTCTGCGCTAGAGATCCAGGCTGGAAGTCGGAGCGCAGGCGTCCGCCGCTCGTGTAAGGGTCGCGGCCGGGATTGGCGGCCTGACGGAAGTCGCTGACAGAGGGGCCAATGGCCGTGCCGTAGTTTGGCGCTGCGGCGTAACTCTCGGAAATGCTGGAGCGATACCTGTCGGCGGCGTCGGAGCCTTGGTTCCGGCTTATAGTGCCAGCCGTGCGGTCGTAGTAGTCGCGATCCTTCTCCTTGAAGCCGAAACCCATCGCCAAGTCGTCAAGTATCCCCATGAAGCCGCGCCCTCTTTATCCGTTCCCCCCATAATACAGTAAAAATGCTTCAAAGTAACCCCGCGGCCATCTGGGAGGATATAGCCGCGGGGTGAGCTCTGGAGTAAGCTCTCAGCGACAGGGTGGAAGCCGCTAACAGGCGCAGGATAACAAAAAAGTTTGCCGGAGGCCAGTTTTTTGCATTTAGGGGGTTGAAGTCTGTAGATGTTAACATTAGGTTAACTGTATAGACAGAAAAACTGGGAGAATACATCATGGAATACCAAGTAATAGCAAAAGCGATCTACATGGGTGACGGCACATTCCGCGAGGAAACTGTGCGCCGCCCAATCGGCCAAACTATCACAAAAGGCAGCTACACCGCTAAAATCACGCCAAACGGCAGCTCGTTCTATGTGATGATCGTCGCCGACGACGGAAGCCAACACGGCCGCGTGTGCAACTACCCAGCCGCACGCACCTACGCAAACGCAAAAACCGCAGAGCGTGGCGCCAAAGCCATGCTGGCTAAGGTATAACGCAACACGGGGAGCTCCGGCTCCCCGCAAACTTGAAAAAAATCCGAGCGCAAAAGGAACAATAAAATGCACAGCGAAACACCACAAAACACGCAGGAAGCCGTCGAGCTGGGCCTGTACCTCGCGATCACCGCCGACACCGACGAGAAGTCGGCGGAGGCGCTGGAGCTGGCGCGTCATCTGGCGCAGGAGCTCAACTACGCGGAAGTGCAGGCCGCCAAGCGAAACGTAGCCGCCTTTGTCAAGCAGGAGCGCGAGCTGCGCAGAGACTTGTCAGACGTCATCAGCATCATATCGCCGGCAGAGACGCCGTTTTCGCGCGAGGCGAGGGAGATGAACGTAAGTCTACACGAGTGGGAGGTGGCGAAGGCAAAATACATCCCAAAGCCAAAGCGCGTCACGCGTGAAGCGATCATCGACGCAATCGGGTGCCCAAACCTCGTGCTGGAGCGCGTAAAGCACCGCGACGTGCTATACGGGGAGCACACGGCCGGCTTCGTCTTCTCATACCTCAAGAGGGGCATATACGACGACTACGAAGTCTTAGGCCAGCTCGAAGTCGACCACCCGCGCCTCAAAGACCTCACGCTCGAGCAGTGGGTCGAGAACGGCCAAATGCTGGTCGATCAGGTCGAGAACGCCTAAACCACCCCGCGAATACCACGCTTCAGCGGCTTGCCCCACGAGCCGCTGGCCGACGTACCATACGCCATCGTCGTGTGGTCGTTGGCCAAAGCTAAGCACAGCGCGTCGGCGCGGTCGGGAGATCGCACGCCGCGCTTTTTCATGCTGTCCTTGCTCTCAACCTGGATCTTGCCAGACGACGTAAACATGTAACGCGGCGCCACCAGCTCCGAATACAGCGCGTCATCCTTCGGCAGCGACACATCCATATTCTCGAGCCACGCCTTGCACTTGAACCACAGCTCCGCGCGCAGGTTCAAATACGTCTGCTTCGCCATGGCGCGCTCAGACACGTTCAAGCCGCGCGCCGGCAACCCGAGCTCCCGCAGACGATCCAACACCCCGGCGCCAAAACCGTTGCTGTCGACAATGATCTCGATCGGCCGCTTAGACGGCGGCGCCGCATCGTATTCCGCCTTCACAGCGCCGGAGAGCTGCATCAGGTCCAAGTTGCGCCACACAGTCAGCGGATGCACCACCGGCCCCTGACGCTTGCACAGAACGCTGCTGTCATCCCCCTGACGCGCCACGTCCAAGCCCCAGACGCCCACAGTGTCCTCGTGAACCTTCACCTCGTTGTTAAACGCGTGCTCAACCAACGCCACCGGGATCACCGTGTCCTCCTCTGACGGCGGGAAGTTGCCGAGCACCCTGACGTGGTACGCCGGGCTGTCCTCACCGTATCTGCGCTGCATGTCGGTGACGAAGTCGTCGGACACGCGCGGGCTGTCGACGCAGGAGACGTGCATCGTGTACCAGTCATCCCGCAAGCGCGTGTGGGTGTCGTAAAAGAAGCCAGTGTTCCGCGTCGGGTTTCCCGTGAGCACCGTGGTGGCGCTGTGGCCCGACATCGAGCCGGATGCAGCCTCAAACACGGCCTCCGGGATACCGCTGGCCTCATCCGCCAGCAGGAGCACGTTCTCGCTGTGAACCCCAGCCAAGGCTTCCGGCTGTTCCGACCTCGACGTCCGGCACGAAATAAACGTGCTCTCGGGCGCGCTCTTCAGCTCAATCCGATCGGACTTGATCTCCAGCAAATTATTGAACGGGGGCTTCAGGCGCTTGGCCACGTTCTTCATCTCCGCGAAGCACGCGTCAAACAACTGCGCGGACGTGGGCGCCGTCACCACCGTCTTGCTCGGATACCGCATCAAGACGTGCCAGATGGCCGCCATGGCGACGCCCGTCGACTTGCCGACGCCGTGGCCAGACCGAACGGATACGCGGCGCACCGCTGGGGCGGCAATCGCATCCAACAGCTCAACCTGCCACTCGTCGGGCTCGATGCCAATGACCTCCTGGGCGAAGCGCACGGGGTCGTCGCGGTAGCGGCGCATCAACTTCAGAAACGGGTTATCTTGGGGGCTGGGGGCGTTCATGTGTTAACACTCCTGTGGCGTTGTGGTGTGAAATTTTTTTCTCGGGGTGCGTGTGGGGGACATGAGCTTTTGCACCCGCCCGAGATCTGAGAGGGGGGGGGGTCAAGACGCGGATCTCGGCAGCGATCCGGCGTCGGACCGGGCGAAAGAAGCATAATCCGCATTATGTTAAATCTTTTGTCGTTGCAACTCAGTGACTTAGCTATTTTGCCCCGCTTATGCCTTACTTCTGCCACATTTGCACGCCCGAAAGCACCCAAATGTGGCGACATATTGACTGATCGGCGAGATCGTGTCACGCGCGCACGCGCCTGCAACGCTGCGTCGATGTGCGATTTCGCGCTCAATCGTCATCCTCCACCTCGACTGCCTCGCCCTCGATGACGTCGCCGCCAACGCTGTTGAGTAGCTGCGCAGCCTGCGCGTGCAAGTCGTTCACGCTAATGTTGACAGCGATGTCACGCTGCCTCGTGTCATACTCAGGCGACGCCTTCGCCGCCTTCCACTTCAGCACGTCGACCGCCAGCTTCGCGCTGTTCACGCTCGCCTCGTGTTGATGTATCTCGTCTGCAATCTTCTGCGCCTGCGACGCATAGTAGTGACCAGCCATCTGCTTGGCCTCGTCGTAGCGCTGAGACCTGCCATCGCCGGACGCGATCCACTTGTGAAACAGGTTCCAGCCCACGTCGTAGTGAGCGATCACGTCGGACGCGTTCTTACCCGCTGCGATCATCCCGAAGATCTCGTCCTCGCCGGCAGCCTCAAGCGCTGCCAGCTTCGCCTTACCAATTGTTCGCATATTACACTCTCCTGCTCAAAACGGTATCTCGTCGCCTAGCTCAGCGTCAAACGTGCTGTTCGCTGGCCCGATGCACCGCGTCACCTTTGCCTCGGGAAACTGCGCCAGCGTCTTCTCGATGAACTCGCTGCTAAAGTTATTCCCCAACACGATTGCTGCGTCGACCATATCATACACCAACCACTCTGGATGTTCACGCCTTATGCCGACCGCGTCGTGCAGCGCGATGCACACGATGTTGCCGGAAGCGATCTCGATGCAGTACGCGTGCCGACCCACCGGCTGGCGCCCGTTAGCCTCCGCCTCCGCTTCCAGCACGTCCCAGGCGCGTATCAGCTGCGTCGCGATCTGATGCACCGCCACCACGTCATCCGCTTCGATCTTAACCCGCAGCGCGTCATACGCCGCCTCGAAGCGTCCAGCGAGCTCCGGGCTCACGAGAGACGGCAGACTGTCGCCCCACTTGAGCGTCTTCTCCCGCGCCTTACGATCCAGCGGAGCCAGCTGACCATCGACCTGACGTGAGATCGGCTTGCTCTGGACGCCAGTCTCAAACGTCCCCCTATCCTTCCGCGCCTTCGTGTACTTCGGCTTCGCTTTGCCACTCACCTTAGTTGCCATGATATAACTCCCCTTCGTCCCTAATGTTAACCACACCTAAAATCTCACACACGCCACACCACCACACCACCACGCTATACAATAGCGTGTGGTGGTGTGGGAGGTGAAATGGCCTTATTTACCACACTCTCCACACCTCCCCACACTCCATGTGTGTAAGGTGTGGAGGCATTAATGCAACAGCTCTGCACCACTGCGCACCTCCACCATCTGGTCGTCGAGCCGCACCAATGCGTGCTCCAGGCATTGCATAGTTGCCACGATGACTTCCTGCACGCGCATCCGCTCCTCGACGGTTCGCGGCTGCATGAAGTCAGGCTCAAACTCGATGGCGCAGGCACGGAATATGTCTGACCAGTAGACCGCCATGATGAGGTCGTCGTCCTCGAGATCCATGGCCGCCTTGTCATCGAATTCGGTCAAGCGCCTGCCTCCTCGCCCGTGATCCACTCACCCACGACCACCACCGGCACGTCACGCCCGGTGCGCAGATCCTTCTCGCGCTCGATGCGCAGCACGTCTGTCTCGATCCACTTCTTGACGATTGCGTTGACCTTGGCCTTCTCGTGCTTCTTATCGACGTCCAGCTCGAGGTGCAGCGCCACGATGTTGCCCACCCACTGCTTTGCCTGCGGGTTCTGGCGCATAAACTCTCCGCGCTGGGCTGCCTGCCCGACGTCACGCTGCACCTTCATCGCGTCCTTGGCGCTCACCCCGTCGAAAAGGTCGGGCATTGCGAACTCGGTCGCGACCCCGACGTATTCTCCGTTTGGCAACTTCACGCCGACCATGCGCCGATACACTGCCTTCGCTGCCGGCGGCGCCATGTTTGACTTGCCGTCGTCCACCCGGAATATGCCCAGCGCCTCGGTCTCGGACACGCCCAGCTTGAGCGCGTCCTCCTGCGACACGCGGTTTATGACGCGCGCCGCTCTTGCTGCGCCGAGCAGGCTGCCTGCGCCTCGTATGCTGTCGACGCTGGCTTCCTCGCCGTTGCCTTTGCGGATGTGGTGGACGAGAGACGCCGCACAGTCCGTCTCGTCGCACACGGAGCGCACAGCCCCGACGGCGGCGTTCATTGCGACGTTATCGTTCTCCTGAATGCCAGTCGCCCCGACCCACGGGTCGATGCTGACCAGCCCGATCTTGTTCTCCGTGATCTTGGCCGTCAGGTAGTCGACCAGCGCGTCGTCGACGGTGATGCCGTCGCGGTCCTGTCTGGCGAAGATGATGTTCATGTCGCGGCCCGCATCGAGGAACAGCTTGCCCCGGATTTCGTCTGCCGTGACGTTGTAGTGCAGCATAGCCGCGGCCACACGCCGCTGAAGTTCTTCATACGGATCTTCCAAATTTATGATCCAGCAGTTGCACGGCTCGTGCACGGGCTCACCGAGCAGCGGACGGCCAGTGCAAATTGCCAGCGCCTCCACGATCTGCATGGACGTCTTGCCCACGCCCCCGGCTGACGCCAGCACAGACACGTTTGATCGGATGTAATGCTGGCCGTATATCCAGCGCCGCGCCGGTATGCTTGCCGGGTCGACGGGATCGTATGGCGTCGGGTAGCTGCGCTCGGACTGCGCGATCTCGGCCTGCACCTGCGCGACCGGCTTGGCCATCGCCAATGCCTCACGCAGCTTTTGCGCCCCCGCCTCGCGGATGTAGTCGTTGGCGTCCTTCACACCCTCGACGCCCAGCATGTCGAACCGCACGACGTGCACGTCGGTGCTGCCGTCGCCGCGCAGCACGTCGGCCACCGCGTCAACGTCGAGATCCGGGTCGGCGCAGATCGTCACGTCGGACGCACGCGGCACGGTGTATGTGGACATGCCGGCCTTGCCGAACGTGCAGACGACTGTCGCCTCGTCGCCGACCGCCTGATACACGCTCAGCGCATCCTCTGGCCCCTCGGCCATGATGATGACGCCGCCCTCGTGCTCGTTGCCGATCCGCATGACGTTTCCGGCGATCACGCCGCGGCTGTATTTGCTGATGCCGTTGTGCTCTCTCTTCTGGCCCTCGGGTGTGAGCAGCACGCTCTGCACGCCGCACACTTCTCCCTCTGGACTGAGCGCGGGAAACATAATTGCGGGGCCGTCGTATATATTCGGGCTAAACCGCGCCGAGTGCGAGGCTGTGCTGGCTCTCAGACCCCTCGAGTTGAGGTAGAGAAGCGCCGGGCGCACGGCGTCGACGTTGTCACGCGAAATTGTGACGCCGCGCTCCCATATCTCGCGCGCCTTGCGCATCTTGTCCGCGCGGGTCTCGTCGTCCCGCGCCAGCACTTCCTTGGCGGCCAGGCGCGCCATGAGGCGCTCAAACTCTGACGGCGTGTACGGCAGCGCGTCGGAGTTTTCGAGCTCCTTCGGGCTGTCGCCGCCGCGCTTGAAGCCGCTGCCGATTGTCGCCTTGATCTCGTGGTCTTGCAGGCCCATGTTCTTGGCCGCGCTGTGCAGCTCCATTAGAGCCGCGTCCAGGTTTGCCGGCGCCATGTGCGCGTGGCGGCCGATGCTAAATGCGGCCTTGTTTAAAATCTCGTTGCGGCTCCCCTTGATCGCACCGGCCACGTCGGCCACTGCGCTCTCCGCGACTTTGCTGAAGTATCTCTCGCTCATAGTTTCCACCCTATAGTTTGGCCGCCCACCGAGGCAGGCGGCCATGTTGCTTAGAAGCCGAAGTTGTTATCGGCTGCGGGTGCTGCGGCAGGTGCCGGTGCAGGCGCTGGCGCCATCTCGGGTGCCGCTGCTGCCGCCGGGTGCGCTGCGCCATTCTCCGGGCGATTGATCCACTTGGAGATGTTGAAGCCTACGTCGTATGACGTGCCCTTGCCGATCACGATTGGCGTTGAGCTCGTGACCTGCACGATTGGGATCTGCGTCGCGAACTCGGGAGCCTGCTCCGCCTGGTTGTACAGCTTGGCGATGAACTGCCCGAGGCCGTAAGAGTTGCCGCTAAACGACGCCTCACGACCGTCGACCAGCCAGCACTTCACCTCGAAGCCCTGCTTGTAGACCTCGCTTGGGCGTGGGATCTGCTCGGACGGTGACGGCCAAGGCTGCCAGTCGCGCACGCCGATGTCGATGTGCAGCCAGCCGAACTGTACTTCCTTGATGTCCACAGCGAAGCCGCGAGACATGTCGATGTTCTCGTCGCCCGCTTCCGTCTTCACCCACCAGCGATTTTGCGGCAGATTTGACCGTATAAACAATGAATTCCCAGAACCCTCTGAACTTGATCCGAATGATATTGGCATATGTTGTCTCCTAGACTATGGTTGCCGTTTCTCAGTCAATCTGACTGAACTTAAATGAGTAGCGCGGAAGTTGGATCGTTTTCAAGTCCCCAAAATCGTAGCCCCATTCGTTGCTCTCGCTCGCCTTGCGATATTTCTCGAGAGCGTACTGAACTGCTGCCTTCCCCTCGTCGAGGCTGGCAAAGTCCAATTCGTACACGCCGACTAGGTGTGGACGTGATTTTAAGACCGCTAAGAATACGAAGCGGTCGACCTCAAACCCGGCATTCTCCATGCAGCGCCGGTAGAATTGGTCTTGTATATGATAACCCAGGTTGGCGCACTGCTTTGCAAAGCCCTCTGGGTCTGACGCAATAGTCGTCTTGAGATCTATCAGCGCGCCGATGTCACGGCGCCAACCGTCCGGGCGGCACCGCATCTCGACGCCGGTCGACGGATCTTTGCTGAATATACTGGCCTCGCACACAAGGTCGCCGCTGAGCAGCTCCGCGGCTGCACGATTTGACCGCACGGCTTCCGCCATATCAGCGGCTAGGCGGTAATCGCCCTCCGTGAGGAGCAAGGCGCCAGCCTCCTCGGCCTCCAGCTTCTTGCGCTTCCAATCGAGCCCCCGGCGCGTCTCTGGCCCGCACCAGATGCTTTCCGCGTTCTGCGGCTCGAAGACCAGCGTGTGAGTTGCCGTGCCCACGTCGAATGCAGGGTTGCTCTTAAACTCGCCGTATTTGAACTCGGCCGGCGAGCCCAGCGCGATCTTCTTAGCGCCGCTGGCGCTCAGCGACGGCTCGAGGTGATACGCCTCGTTTGTCATATCAAGTTTTACAGTCATCTTTTACCCGTCAAAATATCCGTTACTTTTACCCGTTAAAATATCTGCTTCGATTTTACGTCCCACCTCTGTAAAGGTCTGCTTAACTTCCAGAACAAGCGCCTTATACCCACGCTCCCTATGCTGGTCGTGCTTCCAGAGCATGTATTGCGCTACATCGTCGAGCCCCTCCGTTTTGAAGTAGATCCCATCAATCTCAATGCACGTTTTACCGTCTTTAATGACGGCCACAATGTAACTCATCTCTCCCCCCTCCCAAATGTTGCCACTAGCAGACTTTCTGCACGGTGTTCGTCTTTCTTACGCTTCAGTCGCAGCGCCAGATCTGGATACCATTGCTGGGCCTGCCGGCGCGCCGCGTCCTTGTCCTTCGGCAGGTTCATGCTCGACTTCCACTTGGCCGGCCGCACTTCGCTGTACGGGTGGCCAGATAGTGCGGCAGTCGTCAGGATTTGTCCGTATGCAAACCCCAGCTTAAACACACTCACCACACCCTGCTTCGGCATAGCCTGTTGTTTTTCAAGCCAAATATGTTCAACCGGCCCGGCGCTGTTGATGATGTCGAGCAGCGCGATCACGTCGACGCCGCCCTCGGTGTAGACCGGCAAGTCGTGCACCTCGGCGAAGCCGTCACCCAGAAGCGCAACGCCCCCGGTGCGGTAGCCTGGATCAATACCGATTGTAATCTTCGACAACATATCCACCCTTCTTGAGATGCTCGACGATCAGCCGCTCTATCGTCAGCGACGCGCTGACGCGCTGGCTGGCGCAATGCTCTTTCAACATCTCAGCTATATCGGCGCGGATGCGCGGCCCGATTTGTTTTAACTCATGTTTCACAGTGGTTCCTCCATTTGTTTGTGCAGTGTTAACAGAATGGGGGCAGGGGTCAAGGTGTTGCCGAGATATTTCTTTTCTGCCGTCGCCGTGTTAATATGGCCGGGAACCTTTTGGAGCCAACCATGGAAGTCGACGCAATCTTGAATATACTATTTGGAGTTGTCATCACTGGCATTGGCTGGTGGCTCAAAACTCAGCGAGAAGAGTTGGATCGCCTGCGCATCTTACTCAACCGCACCCGCGAAGAAATGGCCAAAGAATATGTCACCAAGTCAGACAGCTCTGAGGTTCTATCGCAGATTATGAATAAGTTTGACCGTCTCGAAGAGAAAATTGATCGGTTGATGGAGCGGTGATATGGACCCGGTCACTTGCATAGCCGCCGCGTCCGCAGCGTATAAGGGCATCAAGAAGGCGGTGGATTTTGGGAAAAGTGTCCATGAAATGTCCGCAACTGTCTCGCAGTTTGCTAAGGCCGCGTCCGATCTGGATTTCCTGGAAAAGAAGTCGCAGAAGCCGCCGCTGTATAAGATGTTCAGCGACAATGAGGCTAACGCCCTAGAGATATGGTCGCAAAAGCAGAAATTGGCTGAATACCGAGAGGATCTCCGCAGCCATATTTCGTGGCATTACGGGCCCAGCGCCTGGAAAGCCATAGTAAAAATTGAGGGCGAGCAACGCAAACGTCAGCAGGAGCTGGTCTATAAGAAGCAGGAGTTTATTGACAAGTGCATAAGTTTGGCAGTCGGCACAGCGCTCTTGCTTGCTGGATTTGGTGCGTTGATTGTTGTTCTGTTTTTCCTAGGCGTCAAACACGGGAAATGGTAGATGTGGATATTACTGTGGTTCCAACTTAGCGGGCAGGTCATACACTTTGAAGTGGGTCAGTATAGCAGCGAGAAAGAATGCTCCGATGAGCTGCGCAAGGCGTCCGTTTTAGTAACCAAGACCAACGAATATCTGCAATGCTTTAGGATCACAGGAGAAAGCAAATGACGATAGCAATGGAGCGCGTGCTGGCTTGGAAGCTACTGCCGCGACTTATGATGATAATGATGTCAATATCCGCTTGGCGCGTAGTTGAGTGGTTTATGACGTTAAGCGATCCAACAACGCAGCAGTCAGCTTTGGTGAGTGTTGTCACAGGAGCCATGACGGGCGCATTCGCCGTATGGCTGGGGCATGAGAAATGATACAAGCACTGATAGGCCCAATCGCTGATCTTGCTGGCGGATGGCTGAAGGGCAAGGCCAGCGCGCAAGCAGCTACCGCAAACCTCAAGTTAGTCGAGGCTGAAGCCAAGGCGGCAGTTATGAAGTCCGCCGCAACGTCGGAGGCGGACTGGGAAAAGATCATGGCGCGGGGAACTCAAAACTCCCTTAAAGATGAGTGGCTTACAATATTATTTTCGATCCCGCTAATACTCGCGTTTTGCGGAGAGTGGGGGCGCCAGGTTGTGGCTGACGGATTTGCCTCTCTCGAAACGATGCCAAGCTACTATCAATATACTCTTGGAGTTATCGTGAGCGCTTCATTTGCGACAAGATCAGCGACTAAGTTTTTCGGAGGCAAGAAGTAAATGTTTCTTGCGGCCATCCTGATATGCCAGACGCTAAACGCGAAGTCTTGCACGGTGATCGCAAACTTAAATAATATATGGTATAGCGAAGCCGAGTGTCAGGCCGACGTAATGAACTTTGCAATGGAACTAGCTGACAAGGGCTTTTTAGTCAAACCGTATTGCTTCAAAGTTGGAGAAAACACATGAGTAGAGCTACACCAGCAAAAGGCAAAGCCCGCGTCAAAGTCACCGCCAGCGGCCGCAAAGTTAGCTACGGTCAAGCGGGTAAGGCGAAGGGTGGCGGCCCACGGGTCAAGGCCGGCACGAAAAAGGGTGACGCATACTGCGCACGATCCGCAGCGCAGAAGAAGAAGTTTCCGAAGGCGGCGAAAGATCCTAACAGCCCGCTCAATCTATCACGCAAACGCTGGAAATGTTCCGGCACCAAATCGAAGAGGTCATAACATGAAATACGGTAAAAAATCATCTGGCTTTAAGCCGTGCCCATCCTGCAAGACAAAATCCGCCTGCCGTGCCGCAGGCTCGTGCAAGAAGATGGGCGTTAAAATCAAAATGGCGTAAGGAGTGCTAAGATGTCAGGCAAATCGAAGTCTTCTAGCAAAAGTAAAACCGGCTTATGGGACCGCATTCGCAATAAGCAAGCGCGCATTAAAGCCGGAAGCAAAGAGAAAATGCGTAAGCCCGGCTCCAAAGGAGCGCCGACGGCCGCTGCATTTAAAGCGGCTGCCAAGACGGCTAAGAAGCCAGCTAAGAAAAAGGCTAAAAAATGAGTGAAGCAATGAAGTTGCTCCAAGCAAAAATTGGAGTTTCAGCCGATGGCGCGTTTGGCCCAAATACGGCCAGAGCAATCGCCAAGCATTACGACCTGTCGCCTGACCGCTGCGCTCACTTACTTGGCCAGTCGCATCACGAGAGTGGCGGCTTTAAGCGCACAACGGAGGGGCTGTACTACTCAACCCCTGAGCGCATTCAAGCCGTCTGGCCGTCGCGCTTCCCAACAGTTGAGAGCGCGGAGCCGTATGCTAAGAACCCGCAGGGACTGGCAAATAAGGTCTACTCCAGCCGCATGGGCAATGGCGACGAGGCAAGTGGCGACGGCTTTGCGTTTTCTGGAAAGGGCTTTTTGCAGTTGACCGGCAAGTCAAACGTCAAGGCATTTGCGTCAGACATGAATTTGCCGGAGGTTCTTGAGTATCCGTCGAAACTAGCTGACGAGTATGCGTTTGAAACGGCCTTATGGTTCTTCCAGAAGAACGGCCTATTTGCCATTGCGGACGACGGTGTTGGCGATGATGTTATCAAGCGCATAACGCGCAGGGTGAATGGCGGCTATCACGGCCTGGATGATCGCATTAACCAGACGCGCAAAATCCACACCTGGCTGTTGACTTAGTTTAGCCAAGTTAGCCAAGTGCGGGTCCAAGATCAAAAGGCCAGCGCGGCAGTTGGACGGGCCGGGGAGCATTTAGCGCTCGCCCGTCTTTCGCTTGCTGGCTATCTCTGCACATTATGTCAGATCAGAGACCACGACGCGTATATACAGACAGATACACGCACGCTCACATTGCAGGTGAAAAGCGCCAGCAAGACACATGGGATAGAGCAAAGATACAAATTTCACACAGCTAAGAGGAGCGGCCCAAGGTCGGACGTTTACGCCTTTGTCGCGGTGGATCTGGATGCTGTTGTTTTCCGCCGGGGAGACGAGATCCTCAAGACGACAACGTATGTATCTGAGGCAGAGTTTCTAAACGAAAGCCTGTCGATGCAAAAAACTTTGGGCAGCTTTAAATAATCTCTGGCGCCCATGTGTGGGCTTGAGTAGAAAGTTTGAGCGGGTGGTTCAACATATTGTTTGTTGGTTAACGTGCTCCGAATGCGCCAATCATTCACACGACCACCCGCACGATTACTAGAATATAGTAAATGCCAGCGCCATCAGGACAGCGCCGCTAAAAAAGCCAATGACTGCCCCAATAAATCCTGCTGCGTTTATCATGCGCTCCAGTTCCTTCTCGCCCATCACTCATCATCCTCGAAAAAGTTATTCAACGCCTTGATTGGCTGCTTACTAAATACCCAGCGCCACTGACGCTTTGTGCAGCCCTCCACTTCGACCAGGTCGCGCACGCGGTAGATCTTATCCGCTTCCCACATCTTCTTGAGGTAACTTGACGTGCGCGGCACGCTCTCGCCCAGCAACTCCGCCGCCTGTGAGGCCGTCACACGCTGGTCGTATGGGATCAGCGCAAACAGGCGGTTGCCTTGCTCGATGCTGTGCTGCTTCATCTTCTCAGCGGCCACCAGCATGGACGGCGAGGTTGTAAGCGGCCTGCGCGGGCCGGACGGCAGAGGGTCACGTTTGCCGTTCCGGTACTGCATTTGCTCATATTCCCAGATGCAGTGGGCGTATGTGATCTCGTACCGCTCGTGCTTATCTGTGACGCCCTCCAGCTTAGCCTTCAGGCGCTCTGCGGCATCACGTTGGTCGCGCGCCTTAGTGCGTCTAGCAATGCCTGTTGCTCTTCCAGACGCTGCTTCAAGTTTGGCCGCATCGCCGTCTTCTGCTCCGACAGCATGATGCTGTTGATCCGCTCCAGACGGCTTATAATGATTTGAGTTTGGTCCGTATTCACGGGGCTTCCTTTCAAGTTTTATGTTTGCAGTGGTGCAGATGCGGTGGATTGTTGAGCGGGATACGCGCAACAAGTCTGCGACATCCGCCTGAGACATTCCCTGCTGGGCGCAGTCAAGAACGTGACGCGTGAGCGCCTCCGGGTCATACTTCATTCGTCTTCCTCCTCTTCCTCTTCTTCCTCATAAGGCGGGATCTCTCCCATTCCGCCACACTCTGGACACGATACGGTCTCCATGATGATTTCGCCGATGTCGCGGCCGGCGTTGTGAGGGTATGCGTACCCCTCCTCTATAGTGCCCTCACCGTGGCACTCAGGACACGCTACCAGCCTCGGCAGGGTGACTGCCCACTCTTCGCTCATGTCGAACCCTCCGGGCGCTCAGCGGCCAGCTCACCGCCGCAGGCGGCGTATCCGACTAGATCCACCCAGTTGTCGGCGTGGGCGACATTTGACTTGAGGCGCGCGAGCTTTATCTGCGCGCACATGATTGCGCAATCTGCGGCGGTTATTTCGACCCCCAGGTGGATGCTCCAGTACGCCGCAATCGTCGAGAAGTTTTCCTCCATGTCGCCGTGCGTCGCGGCGCGATCTTTCGTGATACATTCGCTCGCCATGTCGAGGATGTCGGAGCGTGAGTATGCTTTAGCCATGCGTGGTCTCCCAGTGTGTTGGACGCGCCTTCGGGCGCATTGTTTCGTCTGAAATATTAGCGGTTAACGTGCAGGCGATCAACAGCCCGCATAGCGACGTCCAGATGGCGAGGATCGCCCAGTCTTGTTTCGTTGGCATTACGCTGCCTCCTTGCGGAAGGCGCAGTAAAGATCGGCGGCGGCCTCATACCAAGTTTTTTTATACATGGGGCTGGAGGCCTTGACGTGATGCCAAGTCGCTGCGTCGCGCGTTGTGCCGCAGGCCATTGTTGTGGTCTTGTAGATCTGACCGATCTCAAGATATTCGGCTTCACCGTATGGCTTATACATTACATCAGCAACCGCGTCATAACCTGTGCCAGTTACGGTCGCTTTGATGTCAAATCCGTTTTTGTTGTATGTCAGTGTCATGTCCGTTTCTCCCGGTTGGTGGGGGCCGAAGCCCCCGGTTGAGTTAAATATAAAATTTACTTGCGTTGCCACTGTCTGAGAACCGCCTGTCAGCGCGCAAAACTTTTTTCCCGCCGCGTGGGCCGAGAACAACAGACAAGGTGGTTTCGTATAAAACGCCTCCCCCGAAGCAGCAGAAGCTGGCGTGTGAACCTTGATCTGAACCATCAATGTGCAATTCGTATTCTGGTGCATCTCCCTCGATTGAGGACTGCGTATTGTTTTTTGATGCGCCCATCAGGCGAAGCGCTGCGCGCTTCTGAGATGCGTTTAGGTTTGTTGCTTTGATCGCTTCGACTGCTGCTGCGTATTCCATGTCCGTGTTCCTTTGTTTCTGTCTATATTGTTAACATAGGGGTAACACATACCCCTTGCAAGCACAAAATGTTCACAAAGCGAAAAAAATGTTATAGGGTGCCAGGGTGACATTCATGGAGGATCACATGCTCGACGACCAAACGAAAGAACTGGTGCGCAATCTCAACAATCCGCACCGCGTGACAAACATCATGGCGCTGTTCAAATTCTGCGAACAGGCGGCCACGATCATACAGGATCAGTCGGCTCAGCTGCACCAGCTGGCGGCGGACACGCTGAAGGCGCAGCCCGCTAAGACTGCGCCTAAAAAAGCTGCCAAGAAGTAGCGTTTAGCGCTGACCCAAGAGGGTCTGCATTGCTGGTGTCAGCGTGACTGCGCCAAACGTGCCGGCCGCTTTTCCGGTCTCATATGCTCGACGGCCTCGCTCAAGTTGCGGGGCCGCTTGCTGCAAGCCAGACATCTCACGCAAAAGCGTTGTCAGGTCTTTCTGGCGTGTCAGAGGCTGCGCGATCTCACCCATTAGCGCTTGGAACGCCTCCTGCTTAGATGGCGTATCAGTCGCTTGACGCCGCAGCGCTTCTAGCGAACCGGCGACCACACCGCGCTCCCCGGCTAACTGTCCAAGACTAGGCTGGATTACATCCTGCGCCGCTTCTTGGGCCATGCCGCGGATTGCGGTCTTAGAGTTTTGAGCAACTCCGGCCCGCATCGAGACCACAGAATATATCTCATCCATCTGGCGCAGGAACTCTTTTGACTGATCTCCAAGTATCGTTTCAAGTTTCTCACGCCCCGCACGGGACATCATGTCCTTCAGCGGGCGCACCATTTCACGCGCATCTTGGTTTGGATCTGTCAGAGACGCCTTCGCATTCGCCATGATTTCGTCTATGTGGCTGCGGACGCCCTGTCTCACCGCGTTCAGCTCTGGCTCCGTCATGCCGCTCAACGCTTTTTTGACGTCATAACGCGTCATCTTGCTGGTCAACGCCTCGGAGCCGATAGACAGCGCGTCGCGCACGCTGATAACGTCTCCAGCTACGCCACGAGCAGCCTTGTAGTCAGGGACCAGCTCGTCCAATGCCTTACGGATCTGCGAGGCCAGCGCGCGGGACGTGTTCTTATCCTCTGGCGCCGCTGTCGGGCTGACGCTATGCAGAGCGCGTGTGATGTAGTCGATCTGACGCACGTCTGGCAAGGTGTTATAGCCAACAACATTTCCAGCCACGTCGAACTCAGCGAATATTTGAGACGACGGCTGGCCCTCTCTGCGCATGATCCTCTCTGCACTTTCAATGACTGATCGGTCAACTCTGCTCATCAACTCTTCTAGCTTACTTGCCGCCGGGTCTGAGTAGTCGATGATATTTGAGTATGCCCTGTCGTAAACCTCCTTGCGTAGCGGTGCAGTCGTCTCCATCAGGGCGTCCTCGACTTGCTGTGCAGCCTGCGGTCCGCCGAATGAAGTGTCCAGAAGGCGAGACATTTGCTCGCCAGCTTCTCCGGCAACCTCGTCAATGTTCGCTCTAGCAATCGCGGCGCCCTCACTCGTGGATGACGCGGCCAAGTCTAGCAGGTTCTGGGTCGCCGGACCCATCTGCCCCAGTGACGCGTATTGGCCGGCGCGCGCCATCGCTGGACCCGCCACAGGCGCATCCATTTGCGCCGCCTTACTGAGCAAGTCAAGCGCTTGGCCCTTAACGCCTATTTCTCGAGCGACTTCTTGCGCTGGGGCTGCGATTTGACGACCTGCGACACTGCCTAAAATCCCGCCCAACGCCGGTCCGGCAACACCAAGACCTGCGCCGAAAGCCGCGCCGGTTTGACCGCCGGACATTGCTGAAGCGCCTCTCTCTTCTAAGGTCCGCCCCTCTCCGGCGCCGTATATGGCGCCCTCCAGAGCCCCTCCGCCGGCGCCGGCCAAGCCTCCCGCCACTACTCGAGACCCAATAGACGTTCCGAGCGGCGCAAGCGATATGGCTGGCGCGGCTAAGGCCATTGGCACCGCCGTAGCCAAGCCGACCGCCCCGCGCTCAATGGCCGTGCGCGTTGGGCTTAGAATTTCCTGCGCCTCTTGAGACATCCTTGTCGCCTGAGCAGCCTCTGGGCTAAACATACCGATAAGCTCATCAGCGTAAGATCCAAGGAATGGCACGCCTTTAATCAAGCTGGCAGCGCGTCCCGCCGCGCCCGCTTGATCTGCAATGTCTTGCGCTATACCGCGCTTGACTACTGCGCCGGCGCCGCCCTTGCGCTCCATGATCTCTCTAACTTTTGCATTGTCACCGCTTACCGAATAGCCACTGTCACGGTATGACAGATTGCCGTCGGCGTCGCGAGTTACGCGGCCTCCGCCCTCATATTCTGCGATTACCTCAAGACCTTCTGGCACCGGCTTGGTGTCCTTCACCGCCTGCGCGCGATTATAAAACCTCTGAGCCGCATCTTTATCCCCGGCAGCATCAGCTTTCCGCGTCATTTCCATGAGCTGCTCGTATGTTTTTGCTTCTGCCACTTAGTTATCCCCCGTAGGTCGCGTCTAGTTCCGCATCAGTCCTGGCTCCATTCGGGGCTGGTGCATCCAACCAAGCGGGGCGCCCGCCGATTGCAGCCGCAAGTTTGTCAGCGTCTGGAGACGTTTCAAAAGCCCGCCGGATAATTCGTCTATACTCCTTATCAACCGTTTCAAGTTGCCTGATTACATCCTCTGGCTTCATGTCAGGGTTAAATTTAGCAATTTCCGCCTTGAGCAGATCAAGTTCTTTTTCTGACACAGCCCCAAGAGTGCCGCCGTCTTTCTTGAGCTGAACTAGAGTGCTGAAAGCCAAGTTGCTCTCAAGCGTCACGCCCATATTTCGCAAAGCCGCGGCGTCGCTAAATGGGGCGAGAGCCGCGACCATTCCAATAGGGCCAGTTGTTAAATAGTTGACCTTGTCTTTCATCTGCTGGATCAAATCTATCTGACCTTGCGCTGTAGTCACCTCGGTGACTTCGCCACTGGCCGCCTTCACTTGATCCTGGATCTGCTTGACCTGCAACGCAATCGCCGGCGCCATGCTGGGGTTTACCATCGCAATGTTGAGAAGCTGCTGGATGCGAGCCTGCGGGTCAGTGCCTGCACCGCCGGCCATAACCCCTTGCAGCATCTGCCGCTGAGCCTGCGCCGCCGTCGCCTTGCGCTGCATGTCGGCCTGCTCGTTGAAACGGCCAAGGGTGGCGCTTACATTGCCGCCCTTGCGGCCCTGCAAAGCAGCCCCGGCGTCTGAGAGACCGGCAAACGCCAACATTCGGCGCTGAGTTTTCGATAGGTTTTCGTATGGATCTGCCGGCGGTGCTGGAGCGGCCTGCGGGGCCAGTAGCTGCTGGAGTATGTTTGCGTTGCTCGCGGACGGCGCGGCTGCTGTAACGGCAGGAGCTGCCGGCATGGCCTCGACTGCCAGGTTGCCGCCGGGACTTCTGTCGTCAGTTATGGCTGGCGCTTTAGGAGTGTCCTGGGGCGTAACACCAAGTGCTTGCAAGTCTTCCGGCGTGGCGATTTCGCCTTCCATAGCCCCCGGAAGTCCCGCGGCCACCAGCTTGGCGATGTCATCTTTAGTAAGTATGTATTCCATATCTATCGTCCAATCTTATTTCGGGAAAAAGCCGCCGCCTTGGAAAAATCCGCCCTGCCCCATTCCGCCTATTCCGCCCAAGACGCTTCCAACCGCCGCCAACCCGCCAAACGGATCGCGCGTACTAACGGTCCCGAGGCCCGCCGGAATGCCAGATCCCGCCGCCATAACCGCGTTAAGCTGCGAAAGTGGATACGCCTGCTGCTCCTGGAACATTGCGTAATCAGCTTGCAGCTGAGCCTGCTCCAGGGCGCGTTCCTGCTCTCCGGCAGACATTTGCGCGCCAAGGCCAGAGAGCTGCGATTGCAATCCCTGCCCCGCGAGGGAGCCCATTGCGTTTGCAGCTGCGGACTGTATGCCGGCGCCGGTGAACTGCCCCTGGTAGTTGGCTGCGTTGGCAGCCTGATCGAAACCTGCTTGTGTGGATGCCGCCTGATTAAGAGCCGCCATATTGCCAGAGCGTGCCGCCTGCTCAAGTTGCGCTTGCTGAGCTGCACGCGCATTGGCGGCTTGCGCATTTTGTGCGGCTGCCGCCTGCTCAAACTGAGCCTGCTGAATTGAGAACTGGTTTGCTGCTGCCATGTTGCCGGCGCGTGCCGCCTGATCGCGGGCCGCACCCGCCTCGCGAGCCTGCTGCCCAAGTGTTTCGGCGGTCATCTGCTGACCTGACTGCAATGCGCGCGCCTGCTGCACGTTGCCAATGTCGAACTGGCCTGAGCCCAGCGCCTGCGTGAACGCCTTCTCCTGCAATCCGGCGACAAGGTCCGCCGCCTGCTTGCCGTATGCCTCGCGGGTTCCGGCCTCTGCAATTCCTTGGCGTGATCCGCCAAACGCGCGTGCTGCGGTCGCTTGCGCCCCCAGCTTATTTAGCGCCTGCTCCTGGGCGCCGCCAAGCGTCTCGAGGCTGCGGTTAATTACGTTTTGAGTGTAGGGCGACATATACGCGCCAAAGTCTGTTGCTGCCAGCGTGTCAACGTCAATTTGCCCAGGAGCCCGCGCAGCATCTACCGCGCCGACACCCTGCATGGTCTGCGCCGGGCGGAGCTGAGCTGCTCGCATCCGCTCTATGCCACCCATTTGAGCGGCGTCCATAGTAGACGTCGGGGACAGTTGGGCCGATTGCATTGCTTGGGGGCTAAATCCCGTCAACCCACGCTGCACATCTGCTGCTTCGCTATATGCCCGGCCGCTGGTGTCCAGCCCCCCAAACCCGGACAGAGCTTGCTCTCCCAATGGCGTCATGCCGGCGATCATCTCACCTTCGTATGGGGTGTATTCCGTATCGGCGATTTCAATGCCGCGCGGGAGGATCTCCTGGCGGATGAAGTCTTCCTGCCACTGAGGTAGTTTGGTTTCTTGCGTCTTAGTCGAACTCATTGGCTCAGCTCCATCTCATAATGCCTGCGCGTTTCACGGAAGGAAGCCGCCTCTGCGTATTTTGCAAACCCCTTGCGACCGTCAGTCTCAATCGCGTCCATTTTAGCTTCTTTCGCTATTTTTGTCAAAGTGGCCAATGCCTCTCCGGCCCAGAGGTGCATGTCCTCTCCGCCCATCCACTCGATCTTGAGATTGCGGCGCAGCGGGTGGTGCAGAATGCAGGTAACGACGGACGCCATTGGGGTGCCGTCGACGTAAACCATCCAGAGCAGGGACATGCCATCGTATAGGTCTTGGACGATGTGGTCGGCGTTTACATTGTCCTGGCGCGCAGTGGACATCGCTATAAAGCGTCGCGCGTCGTCAATCACCGGTGGAAGGTTCTCTGGCAAAACTGCGAACATTTCCACCATAGGATCTTGCTGCGGCTCGAAGCTGACTTTTATGACGTTTTCACTGGTCATCCGTGCAGCCTCGTTATCGCAATGGTTGAGGACGGCGCTGCGGGTGCAAACGCCGTTGCCGCAGTTGAGTGCAGAAATCCGCTGGTGCTGTCAACAGCCCACATCGCCTCCAAGTAATCTCCGGCCGCAAATTCAAATATCGCTGACCTGCTGACAACAAGAACCGAGCCGTTTTGATGCAATGCGTTCTTCATGGTTGAGCCAGCAACGTCTGTGCCGTTGACGCGGGGCCAAAACCAAAAGTTTACAGTTGAGCTGGACGTGGACGCAATCTGCGCCGAAAAGCTGACCATGTACTGTCCAGCTTCCTCAAACACCAAGCGCGAGGCTGGTGTGCCGTTTGTAATGCCATCAGCAATGCTTGATGTGTACGTCAAAGCGTACGCTGTGTTTGTAGACGCAGCAGTCTGATCCGTTGTAACGCCGCCAGCATACTGGCCATCTTCCAGCACAACCTGACGCCATTCTCCGTTTTTGCTGACCACCGGATAGCCGTTCACGTTATCCCACAGCAAGACGCCATTTTCGGATGCAGACGAATAGGTCTCCTTGAAGCTCATCTGGTCTAAAGCGCGGCTAAGATAGATGCGCAAATTCTCAGCCCATTGCCGAATGTCTGGCGCGAGGGGTGGAACAATTCTGCTCATCTGCGACCGCCAGCTACCGCGTCAAGCCGCATAATGCCGACACGCCAGCTTGAGGAGGCGTCTCCCGTGACGCGCATTCTCACCTGTCGGCCCGTAAATCTTAAGCTCGTTGGGTTTTCCATGCTGTAAGGGCCGTGCGTCTTTTCCTCGCCAGTTGGGTAAAAGCGAGTTTTGAAAGAAGCACTGACATCCCCGAGTGTTTTTTCGTCAGGTATTAAACCCTTCACACTCATCACTTGATCCCCGGCTCCAAGCAAGATTGGCCCTGTTTCTGCGAATGGCGAAACTCCGCTGTAACTAAATCCTATTTCCTGCTCGTATAGAATTCCTTCCGCAGAAATCCAAAGAGGTTGGCGGAATACGCCGCGATCCACACCGGCAGTTCTGTCAATAGTGCCTGTCATCCATACGTTTTCTGCGTAGTCATACGCGACATACCTATCGCACTCGATGCTTGATCCGCTGGGGTAAAACCACCAAATTTCGTTGAAGCGGCTGTTGACCACGGCGTGTACTTTAGACTTCTGGTCGCTATTCATGTCGCTGAATACATAATCGGCGACATCGCATTGCAGCGGTTGAACCGCGCCGCCGCTGTAAGTGAAGAACGAGCGCTGACCCATCCAGATAACGCCCTGATCTATTGACGCGGCAGCGTTTGCAGCAATCAACCCGCATGATGTTCCAACTCTTTGAAAACCATACACAAATGGCGGGCCGCTATATGTTGCTGTGTGAGCGTCTTGGTCGGTAAGTATCAACGCCTGACCGCGTGTGCGGAGACCTTTTAATATTACACCGTTTGTTTGTATTTCGATGTCACCAGCTTCGTTTGTGGCTGCGGGTGTCCATGTGTTGTTGTCTTCACGGTCTGACCATGAGACGTTTCTGGGGTTTCCTCCAGCACCCAGAGCAAACACAAAGCGCTCTTCCGTTACCATCATTGCGGAGCAGTCTACTGGCGCATTTGACAAGACGGCGGCTGGGGTAGAATTGTCGAGCTGCCACTGGTAAATCTTGCCATCGTCGGCTGTGCATCCCAAAAGGTACTCACCCCAATTTTCCAACGACCATGTGGTTGCTTTGAGGATGTTGTTGGTATCCTCTACCGGAAGCCCGTAAAGACCACCGCCAAAGGTTTTCGCGCCGTACCCAGTAAACGCCGTGGCGTCCACTCTGCCAGACGTGAACCCGGCTGGAGTAATGTCGCTGACCGTATCCCCTGAACCCATAGCGTACAGCTTGTTGTGCGTACCAAAAGCTATGCGCCTGTTGTTTGAATTGTCTTCCCACGCAACCATTGAACGAGCAACGCCGTCAATGTCCACGCTGCCACGTTGACGCCATCCGCCCACTGGGCGCAACGCCCCCTCGTGCCACCTAACAAGGTCTGCGTCACGCCAGCGCCCCTGAGACTGAAACTCAGTGCCGTTTCTGTATTGGCCTGCTGGGATGTTGAGCGGAATTAACGGCATGGCGTCGCCTTATGT